CTGTGGCAGTAAAAGGAAGTGTACCGCATATAGCAGACGCGCCAGCTTCCGGCACGTTGTACCCGTAAACATGGTACTGTGTAAGCATTTCCAGACCGCCTGTTATGATGTACTCAAATTTGTACTCTGTTCCCAGGTGGGCGTGTATAATGTTATCTACAGCTTTTTTAAATTCTTCCAAGAATGTAGGTACGCCGCGCTGGAACACGATAGTAACCAGACATTCCGCCGGGTCTATGTAGACCCTTATCTTTTCGCCGTATGCTTCCGCGATTCTGTGTATCATAGGGGCGCCAAAGTTTTCGTAATTCTGCAAACGTGCTAATACTTTAGGTCGGCGCGTAGCGTAGTCACCGTTTGGAAGCATAGGCAAGCCTACGGACTGTTCCCAATAAATAAGCCCCCAGGTCGCCGTAAGCGGCGATAGCTGTAGGGCTAAGTCGTCTTGTTTTTCATTTACCAGGTCGTACCCCCTGGCTTTTGCATTTATGATATAAAAAAATAGCCGGCTTTCCTGGTAGTAACTGGCGGAAGATTCTACCATACCTTCGGTACGATCGCTTATTACAATGTCCTGTTTTTTAGGTATCATGTAAGGTTTACCTTCTTTACGGTAGGTATTTCGTATGGCTCTATCGTTATATCCGTGGTTCCGCCATTTACTGTAAGGTCGTCGTAGTTTGCGACGCCAGACAGCGTACCTAAGATAGCAGCTATCTTTTTATAAGCGATAGGGCTTAACTCTTTCGTGTCGTCATTTCGGTTAAATACTCGCGACTTCACGTAATCCGTGACAAGTTCTGTAAACTGCTGTAGGACTTCCGCCCGGTCTACGTTCTTTTCATATTCCACATGGGCGGATATGTTAATATCGTAAGGCGTTCCCGTTATCACGGTTACTACAGCACCACCAGGCGCCTTACCGTATCCGTACCCCTCATATGCTTTAGGGTCCAGATATTCTTTAATGTCATTTACTATAGACGTATCCAGCGGTCCGTAAGTATCGTCTACGACAACTACACGAACCGTACCGCGTCCGTCGTGTCCATTATCTTTGTTCCAGCACATATCTACAAGGACTTTTCCGACCTTAACGCCGTAGTCTTTGTAGAACCCGTCCACTACCCAGCGTTCGTAGTCGTG